AACACAAACACGCACATATTATGCTAACAAAATTAAAAATATCAATAGTTCTTCTCCTTCTGAGCTTAACGAGTTTTTCACAGAAAGATACAAGTAAAATTTGCTTTCCATATAGTAAAGCAAAACAAATAGCAATTGACTTAGTTAGGGGAGATTCAGCTATAACAGAATTAAAAATCACCAATAAATTAGTTTGGCAATTAAACGAAAAAATTAGTACTCAAGATAGTACTATTACACTTTACATAGTTAAAGAACAAAATTATATTAGTCAAATAAACAATTACGATAAAATTTCTACTAAAAAAGACGAGATAATAACAGGCCTTAAAAAAGATGTTACTAAATTAACTAAGAAAAATAACCGTTTGAAAACAGGACTTAAATACCTTGGTGGAGGATTCGTGGCTTCCATACTTACTATTATTACCTTGACATTAATTAAGTAATGGCTGAAGATCTAAAAAAAGCGATAAGAGAAGAATATGTAAGATGTGCAACATCTCCCGCATATTTTATGAAAAAGTATTGCTACATTCAACATCCAAAACGCGGTAGAATTCAATTTAATCTTTACCAATTTCAAGAAAAAGTATTAACTTTATTTCAAGAAAATCCTTACTCAATGGTTTTGAAATCTAGGCAACTAGGAATTTCAACTTTATGTGCGGGTTATTCTTTATGGATGATGATTTTTCATCAAGATAAAAATATACTTTGTATTGCTACAAAGCAAGAAACAGCTAAAAACATGGTTACCAAAGTAAGGTTCATGTATGAAAGTTTACCTTCTTGGCTTAAAGAAAAAGATAAACCTACCGAAGACAATAAATTAACATTACGTTTAAAAAACGGATCTCAAATTAAAGCAACAGCAGCATCCAGTGATGCAGGTCGTTCAGAAGCCGTTTCTTTGCTAATTATAGATGAGGCCGCATTCATTAACAATATTGGAGAAATATGGGCTTCAGCACAGCAAACATTAGCTACAGGTGGTGGATGTATTGCTTTATCTACTCCTTATGGTACAGGTAATTGGTTTCACCAAACATGGGTTGCTGCAGAAATGGCAGAAAACAGTTTTTTACCAATTAGATTACCTTGGCAAGTTCACCCTGAACGAGATCAAGTATGGAGAGATAGACAAGATTCTGACTTAGGAATTAGAATGGCAGCACAGGAATGTGACTGTGACTTTTCTACATCTGGAGATACTGTATTTTATCCTGACGATATAACATTTTACGAAAAAACATTTATAAAAGATCCATTAGAAAAACGTGGAGTAGACCAAAATCTATGGATTTGGGAACCTGCAGATTACTCAAAAAATTATTTAATTGCGGCTGATGTAGCTCGAGGAGATGGAAAAGATTATTCTGCGTTTCACATATTTGATGTAGAAACATTTACTCAAGTAGGGGAATATAGGGGACAAATTGGTACAAAAGAATATGGTCATATGCTAGTAGGTATGGCTACAGAATATAATAATGCTTTACTTTCAGTAGAAAATTCTAATATAGGATGGTCTACTATTCAAACTATTTTAGATAGAGGTTACCAAAACTTCTACTATTCACCTAAAGGTGGAAATATGAGTACAGATTCTTATTTTGATCCATATATGGATACAAGTAGAATGACACCTGGATTCTCTATGACTACAAATACTCGACCTATTGCTATTGGTAAATTTCAAGAAGCAATACAAGACAAAGGAGTTACTTTTTACTCTAATCGATTACTAGAGGAAATGAAAGTATTTATATGGAGAAATGGTAGAGCAGAAGCTCAATCAGGATACAATGATGACTTAATGATGGCGTTTGCTATAGGTTGTTATTTACGTGATACCTCATTTAAATTTAGACAGTCAAATATGGATATGACTAAAAGTATGCTTAACGCTATATCAACTAATACCGCTAAATATTCGGGTGGGTATTCTTCTGGAGCAGCATATGCAGACAAATACAATAACAATCCATTTAATATTGATAACCCTTATTCAAACGAACAAGAAGATATTTCTTGGTTACTTTAAAAACAAATCATGGCAGACACAGGCTTATTTAAAAGATTACAACGTTTATTTTCAACTGATGTTATTATCCGAAATGAAGGAGATAATAAACTAAAAGTATTTGACATCAACAAAATACAAGTTTCAGGAGAATATGAAACAAATTCCCTAGTAGACCGATTTTCTAGAATATTTACAAACTCAAACACTTCAATTTATGGATACCAAAGTAGTTTCAACTATCAAACAATACGCCCTACGCTTTATTCTGAATATGACTCAATGGATACAGATGCTATTGTCGCCTCTGCTTTAGATATAATTGCTGATGAAAGTACATTACGTAATGATATGGGAGAAGTACTTCAAATACGTAGCTCTGATGAAGATGTACAAAAAATACTGTACAATTTATTTTACGATGTATTAAATATAGAATTTAATCTATGGCCATGGGTTAGAAATATGTTGAAATATGGAGATTTCTTTTTAAAATTAGAAATAGCAGAAAAATTTGGTGTATATAATGTTATCCCATACAATGCATTCCACATTGAAAGACAAGATGGATACGATAAAGAACACCCTGCATCTATAAGATTTAAATTTGACCCAGATGGAATTACAGCTGCCTCAAGTTATGGATTCTATAATGTTCCAAACTCTGCAAATCAAGCAAATGCTATTTATTTTGATAATTATGAAATGGCTCACTTCCGTTTATTAACGGATACTAATTTTTTACCTTATGGTAGATCTTATTTAGAACCAGGACGTAAATTATTCAAACAATACACTATGATGGAGGATGCAATGCTAATCCATAGAATTGTTAGAGCGCCAGAAAAACGTATATTTTATATTAATGTAGGAAATATTGCACCTGCTGAGGTAGAAAATTTTATGCAAAAAACGATTTCAAAAATGAAACGTACTCCATACATTGATCAAGAAACAGGTGATTACAATTTAAAATACAACATGCAAAACTTGCTTGAAGATTTTTATATTCCTGTTAGAGGAACAGATCAAGCAACTAAAATAGATAATTTAGGTGGTTTACAGTATGATGGAATCCAAGATGTTGAGTATTTAAGAGACAAATTATTTGCTGCTTTAAAAGTACCTAAAGCATTTATGGGCTACGAAAAAGATTTAACAGGTAAAGCTACATTAGCGGCTGAAGATATTCGTTTTGCTCGTACAGTTGAACGCATACAACGCATTATGGTGTCTGAATTAACTAAAATCGCATTAGTACATTTATACGCGCAGGGATACACAGATGAAAGTTTAACTAATTTTACTCTTTCATTAACAACCCCTTCAATTATTTACGATCAAGAAAGAGTTGCTTTACTAAAAGAAAAAGTAGATCTAGCTGCTCAAATGATAGAGCAAAAAATTATGTCTACAGATTGGATATATGAAAATATATTCCATTTAAGTGAAGACCAATATGATGAAAATAGAGATTTACTTATTCAAGATGCTAAACGTAAATTTAGAATAACTCAAATTGAAAACGAAGGTAATGATCCATTAGAAACAGGTAAATCTTATGGAACACCACATGATTTAGCTTCCCTATATGGTAGAAGTAGATATGAAGATGGTGAAGTTCCTGTTGGATATGATGAAAAAGAAACTTTAGGCAGACCAGCAGAAAAAGTAACTGATAGAAATACTCAAGATAATGCTTTTGGCAAAGACAGAATTGGAACATCAGGTATGAAAAAAGATAATGATGAATCAGATTCTACTAAACCAAAATATCAAGGTGGGTCTCCATTGGCGCTAGAAACAAAAACTACTAGAAATAAAAATTCTAAAATGTTTAATGATATTAAAAATCAAAAGAAACAAATGATTTTTGAAGCTGATATTAAAGGAAATTCATTATTAGATGAATCACAGATACGAGAGTAAATAAGCTCCATATATTTATAAATAAACAAATATAATAGAATGCAAATTAATCATTCCAAGTATAAAAATACTGGTATCCTATTTGAGCTCTTAATTCGCCAAATCACTAATGATACATTAGATAGTAAGGATTCACAGGCAACGAATATACTTAAAAAATATTTCGTTAAAACGGAATTAGGTCGTGAGTACAAGTTATATGAAACTTTATTAAAAAAAACATCTTTAACTGAAACTAAAGCAAATATTATCACTAATACATTGCTAGATTCATCTAAATCTTTAAATAGAGGTGTTATTAAAAGACAAAAATACAATTTAATTAAAGAAATTCAAAATCATTACGATTTAAATGAATTTTTTAACCATAAATTACCTAACTATAAAGTACACGCGGCATTCTATACATTGCTAGAAATATCTAACTCAACAAACCAAATAGACCCAGAACAAATCATCAACAATAAAGTTACTATATTAGAGCATTTAACAGCTGCTCAAATTAAAGCAACTAAAATTAAAGATGAAGTAATGAGTGAATTTGAAAAATCAGATAAAGATGTTCGTTTTATAGCATATAAAATGTTATTAGAAAGCTTTAATGTAAAATACGATACATTACATACTAATCAAAAAACAATCTTAAAAGAATATATTACATCAGTAGATAATACATCTCGTTTAAAAGAATTTTATACTAATAAAATAAATGAAATTAAAACAGAATTAGCTGATTTGAATAAAAAAACAAAAAATAAAGTTACAAAAATTAAAATTAACGAAATTATATCTATTATTACCCCACCATTGAAAAATGCTAAGATTACAGATAATGATTTAGTTGATTTGTTACAGTATTATGACTTAATTAATGAATTAGAAACTGTAAATGAGTAATCTTAAAGAAATAATTAGAAAAAAATTAAAAGAAATGTCCGCTACTAATCAAGGCGGTTCTTCTTTTAGTGCGGGAAGTGGTGAAACATATGCTACTCCATTTGCATTTTCTAAAACTTCAAAACCACCTAAATATTACTATAAATTAGGATATAAACCGGTACCTAATAAAATTAAAGGATCTGGTTTAAAAGTTAAACAACTTTGGGAAGAAGAAAAAGAAAAAACAGATGTTGAAAAATTTCAAGAAGCAAGATTAAATGAATTTGACCAAATACAAAATGAATTAAATTCTCTTATTTCAAACGCAAAAAATCAAACTATAGAATACTATACATCAAATCCAGGCCAATTTAGTATATATAAACCTACATCAATGGCCTTAGAATATATTAAAAAAGCAAAAGAACTACTAAGCAAATAAAAATGAAACAGACACTACAAGACCAGTATTTATTGATTAAAGAAGGTAAAGGACATAAAGGAGTTTTCCTTGCAGATGCAAAACGTCAATTCCCAAATATTGTACGCAACGCTGCTACATTTGAGGAAGCATCATCTTGTCTTAAAACCAAAAATATTATATCGGAAAATGTAATTGGATTAACTGCTGTTAATTCACCATTTGAACCTAAAAAAAAGGAATCATATGAATTAGCATTTGAAAACTTTTTAGCAGAAGCTAAAAAGAAACAAGAAGAAGATGAAAAAGCTGAATTAAAAGCTACATCAAAACAAGTAGAAGAAGATTTAAGCCATAATTTTGATCGTAAAGATGATAAAAATCCTGATAACTTGATATTTGATCAAATTATGACGGGTTATTATACGGAAATGAAAGACCCTAAAAATGTAGATAAAACCATGCAAGAATTAAAAGACATGGTATTTAAAAACTTACAAAAAGATCCAATTTTTTATACAAAAGAGGGCCAATTTGGAGTTAAAGATTTAGGCTATTCAGTAGATCATCCCGGATTAGGTGAACCAAAAGAGCCTAAAGGAAAATATAAAGCATCTGGATATGGTGATTTAAATGAAGGTGTAATGTATGGTGATTCTGATGGTGATTTTGATGAACAAGAAAATAACAAAGAAAGAGCTTATTGGTACTATGATGCATACCAAGGTGAAAAAGATCCTAAAAAGAAAGATGAGTACTTAAAAATAGCTCGTGAGTATGGTTCATATCTTGGATGGGGAGAAGAAGAACTTCCTGTAAATGAAGAAGAATCTAAATTACGTAAAGTAATTCGTGAAATGATTGATACTGAATTATCTATATTGCCTAAAACATCATTAAAGGAAAGCGTTGAAAAAGAATTAGCGGCTATTAATAAAGAAGCAGAACATGAAATTATTGCTTCTAAATTAGAAAAAGTACAAACATTAATTGACAAAAAGCAAGCTCAAATTTCTAGATTAGATGAAGATGAAGATTTAAAAGATCTTACCGACGCTAAAAAAGTTAAAGAAATTTCAAAAGACATCAAATCACTAGAAAAAGCAAAAGCGAAATTAGAGAAAATGATGCATAAAGGTAAAGCAAAATCACCACGTAAAGAGGTAATTGATGAAACCGATGAAACTATTGATGAAGCTGAAAATGAGGAATACATTGAGGATGCTGAAAAACGTCAAGACGATGGACAAAAAATCCCTTCTATTTTAGCAAATTACAATAATATCTCAGCCGAAAAAAGAAGAGAGATAGGACAAGGTTTAGAAGCTAGAAAAGAAATATAACCATGAACAAAGAACTCTTAATAGAAACTAGACAATTTACACCTAAACCAGTTCGTTTAATTGAAGGAATGGGCAATGGCGGTAATGTATTTGTTGAAGGTATTTTAGCTACTGTTGAAGTAAAAAATGGTAATGGAAGATACTATAAAAAAGAGTTATGGGATCGTGAAATTGAAAATTTTCAAAATAAAATCAAACAAAAATCTACAGAAACTGTAGGTGAACTAGACCACCCCGATTCCCAAGTAATTAATTTAAAAAATGCATCTCACGCCGTTCGTGATTTATGGTGGGTTGGAGATGAAATCCATGGCAAAGTAGAAATATTTTGTGATATGGGAGATAAAGGTACTACATCAGGTCGTATTGCGGGAGCATTAGTTAAAAATGGTTTAGTTATTGGTATTTCCTCTCGTGGAATGGGCTCATTAAAACAAATGGGTGAAGTAATGGAGGTACAAGATGATTTTGAACTATTAACATGGGATTTAGTTTCAAACCCTTCAAATCCAGATTCATGGATGAAAAATGGTGCATTGAATGAATCACGTACTACATTTTTAGACCCATATTCAAAAACCAACTCAATTATTACCGAAATTCTTTGCGCAAAAGGAACTTGTCCTTTATTTTAAACCGCGACTTTAATAATCTTATACATACGTATACTAGAATATACCATCCCCCTCAACATATATGGTATTAATTAAATGAATATCTATTACGTTTTTTAAATAAACGTACTTTCCCAACAAAATTAAATTTAGGAAAAAAATGGCAACAAACAGAGCAATGCTTAAAGAAGCAATCGCTGACGCTAAAGCTGTAAAAGAAACAGCAATAGCAAACGCAAAAGCAGCCCTAGAAGAAGCCTTCACACCTCAACTTAAGTCAATGTTATCAATGAAACTTCAAGAAATGGAATCCGATGAGGACGATCTTGAAGAAACATACATATCTGAAAAAAAAGATGAAGATCTTGAAGAAATGTATGGTAAAAAAGATGATAAAAATATGATGGAAGTTGATTTAGAAGAGCTTTTGGCTGAATTAGAAGAGGACGAAATGGAAGAAGGTCTTTACGAAGCTGAAGAAATGGAAGAAGAAACTGAAGAAACAGAAGAAACTGAAGAAGAAACAGAAGACGAAGGTGAACCAATCGACCTTGAAGACATGACAGATGATGATCTAAAATCAATGATTGAAGATGTAATATCTGACATGATTAAATCAGGTGAACTTGAAGCTGGTCACGAAGGTGAAGAAGAAGAAATGGGATCTGAAGAAGTAGAAGTAGAAGACGAAGAAGTAGATTTAGCAGAATTATTAAAAGAAATTGAAGAAATGGAAGAAGAAGAAATGGTTAATGAATTAGATTCAGAACTTACAGATGCAGATTTTAGAAAAATGAAAGCTATTGAAGATCAATTAAATGAATCATCAAATGCTGCTCTTAATGAAGAACCAGTTTCAATAATTGCTGTAATAGCAGGTATGGTTGCACTTTTTTCTTCAGCTTTTGGAGTACAAAAAGCTCAGGCATATGCTAAAAAAAGAGCAGAAACAGATTCAAAATGGAAAAAATGGTATGATACCGCAGTTGCAACTGGAAAAGACATCAGTGATGCGGGGATGGGTGGTTCAGGAAATCTTGAAGAAGCTTATTCTACTATTGAAACTTTAAAATCTGAATTAAACGAGATCAATTTGTTAAACGCTAAATTGCTTTACACAAACAAAATCTTCAAGTCTAAAACTTTAAACGAAAATCAAAAAGTAAAAGTGTTAAGTTCTTTTGACAAAGCTAAAAACGTAGGCGAAGTAAAAATGGTATTTGAAACATTAAATGAGGGAATCAAAGTTTCAAAAAATACTATTAACGAAAACCTAGGTAGAGCTTCAAAAGGAACAATGATACCTAACGTTAAAAAACCAATCGTAGAGTCAAACGAGGCATTTTTAAGAATGCAAAAATTGGCTGGAATTATTTAAATTATAAATTAAAAACAAAAAACAAAACAATGTCAACAATTAATTCATTACTCGAAAGTTCTGCTTCCGGATGGAAAAACATGCAGAACGATGCCGCTAGAATGGCATCAAAATGGGGTAAAACAGGTCTCTTAGAGGGACTTGGTAGCGAAGTTAACAAAAATAACATGGCTATGATCCTCGAAAACCAAGCAAAACAGTTAGTAACTGAGCAATCATCAACAAATGTTGGTGGTGCTAATTTTACTGCTGGTCAAGGTGAACAATGGGCTGGTGTAGCTCTTCCATTGGTACGTAAAGTATTTGGTTCTTTATCAACTAAAGAATTCATGTCTGTACAACCAATGAACCTACCTTCAGGTCTTGTATTCTTTTTAGATTTCCAATATGGAGATGCAGGAGGAGCAAATGGTAAAGCAGCACCAACAGGTCCTTTTGGCCCTACTGGAAATACTTATGCCGCAGCTTCATCTTTATATGGTGAAACTAACCCATCAAATTTCGGAGATCCTACAAACGGTTTATATGGTGCAGGTCGATTTGCATACTCAATCAACCAATTCTCCGCATCTTTACAAGTATCCCGTTCAGCTGCTCTTTGGAGTGATGTTGATTATGATACTACATTATCTGCATCTGTTGCAGCTGGTGATTATTCAAAAGTAACTTATTTTGTAGGTACTACTATACGTCCTGACTTTAAAGGTGTTCGTGCATTCGTTCCTGCTTCTGGATCAACAACTTCACCATTAGCTGAAACTTATGTTCGTTTATTACCTCAGTATACTGCTACTAATGGTACAACATCAATTACCTTTATTCTTTCTGGTTCTACAACTGGAATTAACCTACCAGCTGCAGGTATACCAGGTACAGGATCAGCAGTATCTGTAAATACTTTATTTTACAATACACAACCAGTTGATAACAACCGTGGTGACTTTGAAGATAAATCAGGAGCAGGATATGCAAATGCTGAATCTACAGCAGCAGATAACTTAGCTATTCCAGAAATCAATATCCAAATGAAATCTGAAGCTATTGTTGCTAAAACTCGTAAGTTAAAAGCACAATGGACACCAGAATTTGCACAGGATTTAAATGCATACCAATCATTAGATGCTGAAGCTGAATTAACATCAATCATGTCTGAATATATTGCTCTAGAAATAGATCTTGAAAACTTA